CCGCTAATTTTTCAGGATAGGCACTACCAAAGTCTGAATAGGTACTGTGAACAGCATCTAAACATTCAGCAATAATCAACTGGGCGAACTTTTCCATTGGTGGTGCAATATCATTTTCTGATGATGCAATGATATCAGCTTGTAGAGCAAATTGTTTAATTTTGTCGTTCATTTTTCATCATCCTGTAAAATTTGAGTATAATAAGTCATCAAGTTATCAGCAGATGCATCGAATGCCTGCTGACTAGTATAACACACTTCATCAATTCCAGCAACCGCAGTGGCGTAGTCTCTTAGTGTGTCTACGGTATCCTGGGCCATTGCTCTGGCTCCCTGAATAAATGCCGCTTCCAACCACTTTGTCATCACGATCGGATCGGACATTATATCTTTCTGGGCATTCAACATTATGGTAGCAAGATCATCAAGGAACCGTTCGCTACGCAAGGTGAATCCTTCTTGTTCGTGGAAGTATTGCTGGAACTTTTCGTTAAGATCGATATTCTTCATTATTTCTCCCAACCTTTGTTTTCGTAATTCCAATGTCTATTGTCATATATATTAATCATAATGGAATATCCTAGCAATCCAACCTCTACTATTAATCCAGCATGATCATTGTGCATAGTAAAATGTATAGATACGTCAACTATATCATTAGATTTCATTACTTGAATTTCCCAACTCTTATTTTCAGTTAAATACCCACCGGTGTTATATATGTCGGCCCACCGATCACTAAACGGATTAGTAATGCTAAATTTAAATTTTATCATTTGCTTAATTGTTCCCACATATATTCACTATTCTTCATATGTGCAACCGGCTTCAACCACCCATTGTTGATACATTCTTCAATAATCTGTCTGTACCCTACAGGACATCGTTGACTAATAGAAAAGCTGGCTCTTGGAGTCAACGTAAGATTATCATTGCTAAAATGCCAATCCGGATCTCCGGGCATCAATGTCTTGATTCTAAATCGTGGTTCTATGGTTGTAATCTTCAATTTTTCAAATTCTCCCATACTATTTTTTTAGCACGTTCAGTCAACTGTTGATTATCTTCTTCTATCATATGATATGCCATCATATTTATAAATTTTATTATCTCTTCTTTACCTGGATCTTTGAGAGTTGAATACTTGCTATGATAGTAATAGTTACTATCCTTTAAAATCTCCATAAGACCTGCATAGATTTGTCTATGTAACATATTATGTGGCATAAAGACTTCCTTTATACGGCGAATTAAGCCACTTAGCATACGTTTCGGCTTGAGCACTAAGTTTCTCCAAATCATATTTGCCACAGAATTTCATAAAATGCACACCAACTTGAGGAGTAGTTGTAACCCGAACCTCCTTACGAATCCTAGTATCAACTGCTTCCTTGATAGGGTCAGGTTGCGCTGTCAAATCAATCAACATACGATTGCGCTCATAATCGTCACGTACCCGATGTTCTACCCCGTCATGATCAGTCCATCTTTGCAACATCATGTTGTTCCAGTTAAAGCCTTGCTTAGTACGATCTTCATATGCTTCATTCAATCCTACTTTGTTCTTGCTACCTTTAGTCCGTACACCTGGATATGCACTAAACACATTATCACCTGCATCTCCACGCATACATTTTTGAAATAGATGGAACTGAGGATCACCTAATAGTTTAGGTTCTTTAGTTTTCTTATCAATAATCAATCGACCTTTATCATCGTGATATCCCGCAAGAGTAAGTAGCTGGTTGGACACACCGTTGTATTGAAATACTTTGTCGGTAATCAGTTGTACATAGTCAGAATCGCTACTAATGATATAATGATTGTCCTCAGGATGCAAATGAATGAACCTAGCGATTAGATCGTCAGCTTCAGCCTGTTCATGCCTAAGCACACTAACGTTGGTCTTTTCTCGCAGATATGTAGTGAATATCTCATACGTTTCCCAAAACATCTTGTTCTCTTCTGCTTCTGCTTCAGTCAATGACTGAGTAGCAAGAATACGATGAGCCTTGTAGGGTTTATAAACATCTTTGCGCCAGCTGCGGCCTTCTAAGCAAAATACAACGTGCTCCGCACCAAACTTGCGAACCACTTGATTAACCGATGCTAGAGTAAGATGTAGGGCCATACCTATCTTTTCCCATGTATCACTATTTCGGCTAGCGATATGTTTAGCGCGGAAGAAGGTATTTGCAGTATCTATAAGGGCGTAAGTTTGAGTCATGTGTCTATTATATACTAATATTTAGATAAATGCAAGAACATTGGACAACTTTGAACCCTTTTTCTTTGCTACTGTTGCAAGTGCAACACGTAGTTCAGTATAACGGTTGTTATAATCTTCATTGTGAATCGTGATTAATGCGTGAACGTTTGGGCAAGTTGTTTTAAGATTTTCCGGGTTATTGTTAAAGTGAACACTGTCATTGTGGTGAACGTGCAAGCACAACGGCCACAAGATATCCATCTCACCTTCTGTGATACGTGCATCAATTGCCCTTTGAAATCCAATCCAAGCCGTATAATAACAATCAGTATGGACACCGTCTTCCGAATCACAAAACTCACAATAATTTTTCTTGTAACGTTTGTAAGTTTCATCCTGCAATGTAGTAGAAGTCTTAAGATGCAAGCAGTGTCTCAAATCGGGTGCTGGTCCCGAAGAGAATACTTCACTTAAGATATATGCACGACCTGCAGGCTCACGGAATGTGTCAGTTTCAATGAACTCCTTAACGTCAGTATTGAGCAAAACACTATCGACCGGTACATGAACTGTTGAGGTACTATGTAGGATATAGTATTCAGCAATCAAACGCTTTTGTTCATCTGTTATTGCATAGTTACGAATTATCTCAGCCGCAACTGCATGATTAGTAAAGCCAAACTTCATACGTGCGGCACGACCTGCAGTTTGTGAATAGTTATTGTGAATAGTACCTGAAGGCTCACGACCAATAATCACGTTACTGATTTTCACATAGTCAACACCTGCATAGCCACTATCAATCGTAACCATTACTACAGGGGTGTGATGATGCTTGTCACCTATAGTAACACCGTGTTCAAGTGACTCAATTTTTTTACCATCAAACTCTTTTCCGTCTGAGGTAGAGATAAACAAAGTGAAACCATATTTAATACACAGATCACGAATTTCATCAATGTACAATTCAAAGTCAACCCCATTAGTAGAACCTCTACGACCAATACGTGCCATCAATGCAGGATAAGTTGCAAAAAAGTTTTTCTTTGTAGTTTCCCAAGTACTTGGGTGTGTTGATGCAATAACTTCACCAATTTTATCACAGTATTGTTTGAAATACTCAAGACCCTTGCGTAAGGTATTTTCATTATCCAAGTAGGGAATAATATCATAAAATGGTGTAGTCAGAATATCTCTAGGCATAGGATCCAAATAGATATTGTTAGTTTCACCTAGAGGGGTGAGTTCTTTCTGACTGTTAGTTGGTGTTGCTGTTAAAAACAAAACTGCACAATCTGTCAAAGTACGTAATTTGTTCAAAGTCCATGCTTCAAACTTGTTGTTAGTGGTACCTTTGTCAGCTTTTGTGTCTGTCTTGTCAATAGTACCAAACATAATGTGTGCTTCATCTACAATCATTAAGTCAACAATACCACTTTGAGTCAAGAGGTCATAGTTGTAGTAAAAATATTGGGCTGTCAAAAACACCATGACAATATCACCGTCCAATGTAGATGATGTATCACCTTGTTCGATTTCTTTTTTGATCTTATCAATGTCTTTGCTGTTGTAGACTTTGACTAACTTGCCATCAACTTTTTTATTGTGTAATGATTGTTTTGCTTTTTTGTAGGCACCGTCTACCACTTCTTTGCGAGGAGCCATAAAGCCCAAAACACGCTTGTCATGCTTTGCAAACTGTTTGATAAATTCTGGCACCAGTGCTTTGATTGACACTGTTGTCTTGCCTGAACCAGTGAATGCATTGAGGACCATCTTACGAGAATCACCCTTAAGGTAAAAATTACCCAATTGTGTGATAACTTGTGCTACCAAATGCTTTTGTTGATTTGGTGACAACGTA